CTATAAAAAAATTAGAATAGATAGTATGCTTAGGCTCGGTTACTTTAAGTTCTAAATCGATGCATATATTAGTGAATAGTTCCATAAATCCAGCGTGATTGTTTTCGCTAAATTCTAAGTAAGGTGTCGGCAAAGGTTCGCAAAGATTGATGACATCGTAATCAGTATATTTTTTTTGTCTGAGTAGGTTAAATAAAACTCGCTTATTCATTCCTGTCTTTGCTCTAAACTTCCAGCTAAAAAAGCCTGTGTATTTGTTTTCTATTGGCGTGTTTAGGATTACATTGTACTCAAATAGATAGGACTTGTCGGCTATTGTGCTGACCTTATTATCTATTCTAGTATATTCAGTATTCTGATTTTCTTTAAAGCATATACCAAAGATAGTTATATCATTTAGCTGAATTGGATTATTAAGTGACTGAATGTATTTTATCATTTCAAACTATCTATTATTTGCAATCTTTTTTGAGTTATTTTCTTAATGTCATTACGCTCTATAAACCATTCCACTTGTAAGGCTTGCATATCTGAGTAATAATCGCCAAAGTTTATTAGTCTTTTTACCGTTTTTTCAAATGTCTTGTCATTTACTTTTAGCGCTTTAGTGCGTTCATAGCAACCTCCGTTACTAACGCCAACTATTCCCATACTCGCATATTCCAACGCTCTCAAATCACTTTTGCATAGCGTGAAAGTATCGTTAAAACTAGGCAGCAGTCCTATGGTTATATCCTTATAAAGCTCGATATAGTTTTCATTTTTAGGTTTACGAACTTCAATGTCATACTTCCTATTCCCTGACATTATTCTGAGATACCATTCACTTTGAACTTCGTCTTTTGTGTAGCCGCCTAAAATACGTTTAACTTTGTAGTCAGCTTGCAAAGGTTTAGCCATTGTGAATAAATTATTGACATGACCAGCAGCACCAACCCAACCTATAGCGTGTTCTTTAGGTTCGTTCTTTGCGTTGTGTTCGATAAAATTAGGCAATACTTCACTATTATAACCTAGCTTTTTTAGCTCCCTCTGCAGCGTATAAGTTGATGTAGTTATAACATCGGCTAAGTTTAAATTGTCTAGTATAGGAGCTATTTGCTTAATGCTATTCTTTGAGTAGCCATAATGGTATCTAGGCAGCTCTATCCAGTCATCTAAATCTACAACTATCTTTACGCCATTACTTTTTAATTTTTCAATATCGCTTGTACATTGGTTTGACATTCGATTATACACTACTACATCGTAATCATTAGTTACAACGCCATTAGTCATTATGACTTCATGGTGTGGCTGCAAATGACTGTAAGGATTAAGTAGTCTGTGAATGTTAACTCCTACCGAATTGTTTTGAATTAATGCTATTTTCACTTTCTGTTTAATTTTCTTAAATTTATTCCTAACCCTAGCTGAATAGAAGGTCTAAAAGTTTCACTATAGGATAACCCAACTCCTAAATATGGTACGATTATAGGCTCTTTTTTCTTTTTGTATTCGCTTATTAATTCGCTTTTTAACTTAGATAAGGACAAGCAATTAGATAGAGCCGTATCGCACTCTCTAAGGCTAGTATCTAAATAATTAATATCGTTTTTTGCTTGCAGAAATAAGGTATCTATTGAGGTAAATGAGTCTACGGTATAAGTATTATTCCAACGGTTTACTATTTTGGTGTTTGTTTTTACTCTATCTTTATATTGAATTACGGACAAAGTTGTTTGACCTTGGAGGCTGTCCACTTGAAGGCTCAGTTGGTTTATTTTCTGGCTGCTCGATTGGTTTTGAAGTCTCAGTCTGTAGACTAAAAACAATACTAATATTACTAACCCAATCAATGTATAATCCTTCCATTTCATTTACAAATATAGTTTATTTTTTTTACTCAAAGGTTAATTCATTATTTGCATATATGCTAAGGCTTCCCATTATATCTAAGCTGTGCTTTTGGAATATCTCGTCAAATAACAGCACAAATATATTAGTTATTATATTAGCTTGGTGAACTTGTTTTATATACTTCGGCATTATATTATCTAGTTCCCATAAATCGTATGCCTCATTGAAGGTTAATAAATACCCTTTATTTTCAAAGTAATCATTTAATTCATATTCGACTCCATACTTTTTAGCCAACTCCATTATGTCCTTAAGCAATTCTGAATCTCTAGACCAATTACGGAGTGACTTATTAAGTGAATTATTTAAAGACTCGTTCATATTAGAAATTATGAGTTATTCTTGCAATCTGACCTTCCGTTTTATGGTGAATAAAAGCCTCTATTGCTACAGGAGCGTGTTGATAGCCGTTCCTATGGTGCCAACTATCTGCACCGCTTGGACTTCTTAATGTTTCAACAGTTATTCCTACATAGTCTTTGGCTATTTTATGGTGTACGTGGTGTCCATAAATATACCTTCTCGTGGTTTTATCCCACATTTTACTCTCTTGAGCTGCAAGGCTTGGAAGTAAATCCATTTTAGCTCCGTCCATGTGAGTAGTGGCGATTAGATTATCATGGTATTGAGTGTATTTTCTATGGCTCATATCGCAGTTGAAAGTGACGTTTTCGGATAGCCTAAACCATGAATTTATACTATCTAGTAAAAAGAATCCACTCATATAGTCATGATTTGAAGGATTGTAGACTACTTCTACAGGCGCTATCTGCATAAGCGTTTCAATTATTTCAACTAATAACTTTTTAGCCATGATAAAACTATCATACCACATTCCGTTTACGTCTTGTCTAGTTCCGCTTGTCGTAGTATTTTGCGCATTGTCAACGTGCAATATGTCATTACCTGCTATGAATATAATTTTATCAAAATTAAATCCTTTTGACTTGCACAATATACCGTTTAATCCGTCCAATACTCTCTTAACTGCTATTTGACTGTTATAATCCTCGCCAGTTTCAAAAGAAGACGCTATTTTGCCTATATGAATGTCGGCTGGATCAAATACTAAGCAGCATGAATCGGTTTTATTTTCGTAGTTTATCTTATTGTACTTCGGAGAATGCTTATCCATCTCCGCAATAATCAAATCTCGCAGCTCTAAATAATCATTTTCGGTATTTTTTTTGGTTGGAGCGTACTGAATCCACTGCTGACCTGTAGTTTTTGACGTTGATATTTTTGTTATTTCAAAATTGGAAGGTACATCTATCGGTTCGCTCTGCAATTTCTCAATAGTAGACAAAACATTTCCGTTTTTATCTAGTTTTTTTTGAGTTTCAACCAATTTTCTATCACCTCCTACCCCTCTAAGTTCATTTATAATGTCATTTTCGGCAAATGAAATAAAATACTTTGCTTGGTTTCTGCCAAATTCGTGACTTTTTATATGCAAGCCTAGATATTTAGCTTCATCGTCACTTAACCTTCTACATAGTTTATTCATCAGTTAATAGTTAAAATTTGATTTCTATTTCCTGACTTTTTAAAACTAACGTGTATCCAAGAAGGCTCACCGTTTACAGGATACTCATTTATTAACTGGTCAAATGTCAAATTGTCTTTAATATAATTGAATATTTCGCTATTTTTTAGCCCTCCCACGCCTTGCAAATCTAATGCTTCGCCTGTTGTATGCTGAGAATTTTTAGCGCCTCCTATGGCTTTATTTAAAGCTGGACTTCTATAGCCGCTGCTAATTCTTATTGGCTTACCTAGACCTTCTCTAAGTGGCTCAAATACTTTTTCAGCTACTAGCTTTAAATTGGCTATGACTTGTGGACTTGGCGTGTTGTCTATTCGCTTTCTAGTTGCGGTTTGACTTGTAATTAATTCCGCTAATGTTAAATGCTTACTGATTTTCATTTGAATAGCTAATTTATTTTACAAATATAGCTATAAATTTATGTTGCCTATGTCTTTTTTTAATAACTTGAATACGTTTATCATTTCTTTTATGATAGTTAATAAAGGCTTATTGCCTAGTTTTATTGAGGTTTCGTCTATTGATTTTATTTCAATGTATATCCAAAGTATCGCAATAACTTTACTAAATAATAACTCTATTCCGAACATTGTGTTAGAACTCACTATGAATGTATCTATCGTAAAGGCTAGTAATAACGAACCCATATAAAAGAAAGTCTTTATAGCTAAATTGAATAGCTTATTGCTCTGAAAACTTTTGATTCCGTTTAGTTTTATGGTAGCGTAAATAGCGAATACAGTGTCAGTCATAACTGCTAAACTCAAAAGAAATATAATGCCATAGATAGGTGACAAAAAAGATATAAAGGCTAGTATTAAAGACTTTAAGAATAGGATTAAATCAAATTTAGGCATTTTCATTAGTTTATAATTTACTTTAGACTACTACTTTACTTCGTACTTTGGAAGTTCTACATTATTCACCCAGTTAATAATGTCTTCATCTGACCATGTATCTTGATAAGTAAATCCTGAT